ATTCTTTTAAAGCTCCAGATTATACACAGAGAGTTAACGCCGAGGGAGTGCGCTCTCTTCTGGAACTGCTTCACGGGACTGGCACTCGCTTCTACCAAGCAAGCACCTCTGAAATGTTCGGGTCGTCGCCTCCTCCGCAGAGTGAAGTAACCCCGCTCAAGCCCGTATCACCCTACGGCAGCGCAAAGTTGTCCGCCCATTTGTCCTGCCGCCGCTACCGAGAGAAATATGGCTCATTCGTATCGTGCGGAATTCTCTTCAACCACGAGTCGGCCCTCCGAGGCGAAGACTTCGTTACACAAAAGATTGCAAAAGGGATTCGAGGAAAGCTCCGCCTGGGCAATCTGGACGCTAAAAGGGATTGGGGCCACGCTGCTGATTTCGTCCGTGCTATGTACCTTATGCTTACGCGGGACGTACCGGATGATTATGTCATTTCCACGGGAGAGTCGAGGACCGTCAGAGAGTTCCTCGAAGCGGCAGGACGAGCGGCGGGCGTCGAGCCGAAGTACGAAATAGCCCCGGAATTCTTTCGACCCGCCGAGGTGGATTATCTGTGTGGAGATTCAAGCAAGGCACGGAGGGAATTGGGGTGGGAGCCTCAAATCACATTTCAGGAACTGGTCGAGAGCATGGTGGCCGGGGAGGTCTATCCAAGTGGATACAAAATCGCAGCCTGATACGATCACAAATCGCATCGACGGGATTACGCATATCCCTGTTGAATTCCTTAGACCAGACCCGCCCTGCCCCAAGTCAGTCAAGATCGAACTGACCGGGCGGTGTAACTACCGTTGCGGGTTCTGCGCTCTCAGGATGCGGGACAAGCAGCCGACCGCCAAGGACGACATGCCCATCGAGTTATTCAAGCGCATCACAACCGAGATGCGTGAGGCGGGCGTGGAGGAGATCGGCATTTTCTACCTCGGTGAGACCCTGATGAACTCAAGGCTCGCCGTGGAGGCGATAAAGCACCTCAAGGATATCGGGGTGCCTTACGTCTTTCTAACGACGAACGGCTCGCTGTGTACGCCCAATGTCGCCTGTGCCCTGATGGAGGCGGGGCTGGACTCGCTGAAGTTCAGCATCAACGCCTGCAACGAGGAGCAGTTCGAGCAGGTCATGGGCGTGAGCAGACGGTGGTTCCGCAAGTCCATCGACAACGTGAAGTCGACGTGGCAAGTGCGGGAGACGAACGGCTTCAAGACCAAGCTGTACGCATCGTCCATCAAGTACGACGGCGACCAGTTCGAGGAGATGCAGGATGTCGTTGACGAGATCCTCCCGTTTGTCGACGAGCACTACTGGCTCCCGCTTTACAGCATGGGATCAGTTGCAGAGCAGCGCGAGCGGGAGTTGGGGTATCGACCAACAGCAGGAAACCAAGGTCGCCTGGGAGGACTGGTTAAGCCCCTCCCATGCTGGTCCGCGTTCACGGAGGGACATGTACGATCCGACGGAACGTTCAGCCTTTGTTGCTTTGATGCCGACGGAAGGTTCACCGTCGGAGACCTGAAAGAGAACTCCTTCATGGAGGTGTGGCACAGCGACAAGTTCCAGGAGATCCGCGCAGCCCACCTCAAGGAAGACCTCACGGGCACCGTCTGTGAGAAGTGTGTCGCTTACTAAGGGGAGAATATGAAGACACCATTAAACGTATTTATCGGGTACGACCCGAGGGAGACGGTTGCCTTTTACGCAGCCGCACATTCCATCTGGGAACACGCCTCCGTGCCGGTGGCGATTCACCGATGTTCACCGGAGGCGATGGGCGTGAGCCGACAGAAAGACCCGAAGCAATCTACCGACTTCGCCTTCTGCCGATTCGCCGTTCCCTCGGTGATGGACTACAAGGGCTGGGCGCTGTTCATCGACTGCGACATCATCCTGCGGGACGACGTGGCGAAGCTGTTCGCGCTCGCAGACCCGGACGTGGACCTGATGGTGGTCAAGCACGACTACGAGCCCAAGGACTCCACCAAGTTCCTGGGCCAGGTGCAGACCGCCTATCCCAAGAAGAACTGGTCCTCGGTGATGCTGTTCAACAACGAGAGGTGCCGCAGGCTTTCGCGGCACTACGTCAACACCGCCCCTGGGCTGGAGCTACACCAGTTCGGGTGGGCCGGGAGGATCGGTGCGCTGGGCGAGGAATGGAACCACCTCGTAGGCGAGTACAAGCCGAACGAGGACGCCAAGCTGGTGCATTACACCCTCGGCGGTCCTTACTTCAACGAGTACAACGGGTGCGAATTCTCTGACGAGTGGTGGGATGTCTACAAGGACATGACATCGTGCGAGCAGAGGTCGTCCGTTTCCACAGCAAGAATCAAGTACGCCGGAGGGGAGTAACCCATGTACGACGAGAGATACGCAAACACCAAGGGCGATGTCGCCCTCGTTTCCTTCTACAAGCGGACCGTTCCGCACGTCCACTACAAGGGCAAGGAGCGCGTGGTAGAGGAAAAGGAAGTCGATTTCATCCATATCCGCACCCCAGGCGACCAGAAGACGGAGATCGAGGCTCCGGTCACGGATGACCACAAGAAACGCTTCAGCGAGCAATGGAGGGCTTACGAGCTAGGTCAGACCGGGGGCGACGGTACGCCGCTGAAGGATTGGGACTTCCTCACTTCCAAGGAGGTGGAGTTCCTGACCAAGCGTGGGATCGCCTCTGTGGAGTATGTGGCCCATTGGCCGGATGCGAACATCGACCGCCTGGGGCCGAACGGATTCGCGCTGAGAAAGAAAGCGCAGGAGTTCCTGGACGGGAAGGAAGACCGGGAAGAGATGGACGACCTGAAGGCGCAAATCGCTGAACTCAAGGCGCGGCTCGATTCGACCCACACGGTAGAGTCGGGCATCGTCACGAGCGCCCCCACGTCGTCGCCCCCGTCCTCTGCGCCCACGTCGTCGCCGCCCCCGGAGCCGCCTCCCCCGGAGCCTGAGCCGGAGCCTCCTGGCAAGGGCAAGGGGCGCGACAAACCGAAACCCCCGAAGGGACCGAGGAAGTAAATGAGCCTTCTGACTGTCATCCAGAATGTGTGCGACGAGATTGGCTGGCCCAAGCCGACCACGGTGGTAGGCAATGACTCCAATCACGTCAAGACGATGCTTGCCCTTGCGAACCGCGAGGGCAGGTATCTCGCCCAATGGGACTGGACGGGTCTCCAGAAGGAGCACACGTTCATCATCTCGGCTACAGCGGCCTACGCGCTCCCCAGCGACTTTAATCACTTCATCAATGGTACGGAGTGGGACAGGGGCGCATCGGAGCGCATAGGGCGGCTCAACCCCCAGGACTGGCAGTTATACAAATCGGACCTCATTACCCCCGTATCGGACTACCTGTTGCGGGTCAAGCAGGACACGGACGGGGCGACCCGCATCTTCATCCATCCGACGCCCGCAGCGGGTACGTCGTCCTCGGCGGTGTTCGAGTATGTGTCGAACGGCTGGGTCTCGACCTCCGCTGCGGTGGCTACGGCTCAGTTCGTTGAGGACGGCGACAGCGTAAGGATTCCAGAGTACCTGCTGGAGCTTGGCGTGAAGTGGCGCTTCCTCAGAACGGTCGGGCAGGACTACTCGGAAGAGAAGGACGAATACGACAGGGCGCTCGAACGCCTGAAGGGGCAGGATGGTGGCGCTAAGAAGCTCAATTTTGGATCGCCTAATGTGTCTGGTTTCCCGAATATTCCAGACGGTGATTTCACTCTTTAAGGGGTTTCTGATGCCGAGAAGGGCAAACAGGCAGCGCAAGGCGTCGAGGTTAAACATCCCGGCACCCGTGGGTGGGTGGGACACAACGACCGACATCGCCTCGATGGCTCCCGATACGGCCATCCGCCTGGATAACGTCATATCGGACACCGGACTCATCAGGAAGCGCGGGGGCTGGACTTCGACCTCCGTGGGCTTTGGGACGCCTATGGACGGCATCGTGGGGCTCCACGCGGCGGACACGGGGATCAAGCCGTACCTCGTCGTCATGATGGAGGACTTCAGGAGCGCGAGCGCAGGCGGCTTTGCTTCAGGCCCGCACCTGGACGCTGAGATCATAATGACCAGCGCCAAGAAGGCCGGGAACGCTAACGTACAGCCTTGGGTCAGGATGCCGGGATTCGGGCTGGGCGCGATGGGCAGCGCATACAACCAGTCGGCGTATGTAACCTCCGGCGTACCGATTGCCGCCACCTTCAATGGCAGGACCGTGATCGTTTGCGAGGGCGTTCTAGGTGGGGCGATATGGCCCGTGCCGCTGGGCGCAAATGGAACAGCGAGCGCGACCGCAACGACCCTGGCCTTTA